GGGCCCTTCCTGCTCCACGCGGGGGAACCCGTCGCCGCTGACCAGCCACGAGGAGAGTGCGAGCTGCTGCATGGCTGCGAAGTTGTTGACGCCGGTGGCGTCGCACGCCCTTTTGTTCTCAGACCAGAGAGCGAACTCACGCTCGGCCTGAGCCTGCCATGCGTCGGCGGCCTCCTGCGTCATGCCGAGCGCCTCGCGGTCGATCCGACTCTTGAGCTGGAGGCCGATGCCGACGACGTTGGTGCGGTTGGTGCGGATGGCAGAGGTGGCGATCGGGGCCGCCATGTAAAGCATCCGGGCACGCTGCCGCAGGGTGTAGTTGTTGGCGTCGATGTCCTCCTTCGGGCTGCCGCTCATAGCTCTGAAGCCCTTGGTCGCCTTCTTGTGCCAGCTCGCGCCGGCGTCGCCGTAGCCCTTATTCACAGGGCGCGGCTGCTGCCGCCTGTTCTGTGGGCGGCTTCTGCTTTTTCTTTTGCTGATGGTGCTCACCTCCTTCATGGTGAAGATGGCCGAGTCGGGAGAAAAGGAGCGAAAACTCCCGGCGTCGGCCTATGAAAAAAGCCCCTTTCGGGGCTTCTTTCACCAGTCTCGGGGCACTACTCCCACAGCTTTTCGCGGCTTCTCGCCGTTCAGTGCGGCCTCGAGGGCTTCGATGTCTGCCTCGAGCTGTTTGATGGCGGCCCGGATGGATCCGAGGTCGGTGTTGTAGCGGGCCAGATTGCGCGAGCCGATGCCGTAGCTCTGGACGCCTCCGTCCAGCATCTCGGCCTCTCGCTTCAGGTAGAGCTCCAGCCGGTTCCTCTTGATGGAGAGCTGGTACTCGATTTGTTCGCGTGTCTTTCTCATTGTGGTCTGTCCTCCTTACCAGTCGTCGAAGGCGTCGGCCCGGTTGTGCCGTTGCCGCTGCCGTCGCTGCTGCGGGGCCTTCGGTTTTTCCTCCAGCCCTTGCAGGCGGCGCTCGATGGCGTCCATATCGGGGTTGATGATCTTGAGGCCGGCGTTGGCGTAGTCGCGGCAGTCGAGGGCCTCGTTGCGGTTGTGTCCGGGCAGCTTCTCCCACGCCCAGCGGTCGCCGTGGCGTGTGCGTGTGAGCACCAGCTTCTCGGAGAGCAGGCCGTTGAAGAAGTTGAGATCATAACCGGCGTCGGGGTGCCGGTTGAAATGGCAGTATTTTGGCCCGGGCTCCTGCACCTTCAGATTTGCCATGATCGTCGCCTTGCCAGCGTCGACACCGATGGTGTAGAGCCAGCAGGTGATCCGCTTGTTGTCGCGGATCGGCACCTTGCTCGGGGGCGAGACGAAGGGGATGCCGTCGCCGCCCTTGCCCTTGATGGCAAAGACGCGCTTGCCGACACGGGCCCGGCACGCCTCATAGACTTCTTGGGTGAAGTGGCCGCCGGAGTCGACGCAAGTGATGGAGATCTTCAGACCGCGGCCGTTTTTGAACTTGTAGACGTGGTCGACCACGTCATCGAGCCGCTGCCAGACCTCCGGGGTGTCCGGCCGGCCCATGATGTAGCCCTTGACGATGCCCCACGTCTCGCCATACTTCCCGTGACCGACCACCTCGTATTCGAGGCGGTTGTCTTGAGTGTCGACGCCGCAGGTCAGCACGAGCACGCCGTCAGGCAGCTCCACAGGGGTGCCGTCCGGGCGGGTGCCGTAGTCCTCGCGGCGGGCGAGCATGGTGTCCTCGTCCTCGAGGTCGCCGCGATCTTCCCACAGTTGGCCGAGCAGGGTGTTGTAGACGACCTTGAGGCGCTGCGGGTCATCCTTGGCGTCGAGGAACTTGAGGACGATCTTCTCCCACGGAGTCCACGGGCTCGAGAAGGCATTGAGCCAAAAAGAACGGACGCCCGTTTTGTAGGCGTCCGGGTTGTCTGCGATCCACTTGGCCGGCTGCTTTCGCATGACGTCCTCGGGGATCAGGCAGCCGCAGGCCGGGCAGCTCCACGAGACGCCGCTCTTGAGGCTCCACGACTTTTTCCCGCGGATCCTCTTGACCTCCGGGTCGAAGTGGATATTGTCGAACACGATCTCGCTGTACTCCCCGCACTCGGGGCAGCGGTGGCACCAGCGTTCCTGCGTGCCTTGGTAAAAACTCGTCTCGATGTTGCTGTTGCCCTTGATGGTCGGGGTCGAGACCTCGACCGCCTTCGCGTTGTAGAATGTGGCCTGACGTGCTTCGGCCAGCGCCCACGGGTCGCCCTCGGTGCCGGCGCTTGTCGCCCAGCGGTCGCGCTCGTCGCCGATGATATAGCGGGCAGGCGTGGAGGCCAGAGCTGAGGCGCTGTTGGAGCCGGTCAGGGTGAGCATACCGCCCGGGAAAGACTTCTGGAGGATCGTGTTGCCGCTGTCCTTGGCCTTGACGTCGTGCACCTTCACCTTCAGGGGCTTGCTGTCGCGGATCATGGGAGCCACGCGGAGGCGGCTGAACTTCCGGGCGTCGTCGATGGTCGGGTGGACGTAGAGGATGCTGCCGGGGTCTTGGTCGATGATGTAGCCGATGATGTTGAGCTCGAGCTCAGACTTGCCGACCTGAGAGGCGGCCACCATGACTATTTTGTGCACCTTCGGATCCGTAAAAGCCCGCATGGGCTCCTCGAGGTACGGGGTGCGCTTGGTGCGCCACGGGCCGGCCTCGGCTGAGCTTTCCGGGGAGAGACGGCGGTGCTTGTCGGCCCACTCGTCCACGGTCAGACTCTCAGGCGGGGCGAAGCGTTTGACCGCTCCGGCGATGGCGGTATTGAGCTTCGCGGCGGCTTTTTTAGTCGTCCGCGTCATCGGCGAGCTGTTCGCCCCAGCCTTCCCGATCCCTTACTCGCCGGGCGTACACCTCGGGATCGTATTTATAGCCGGCCAGCTCCGTCAGGATCTTGTAGACCTCTGTGCGGATGATCTCGGACGCCTCGGCGGGTGTTGCTGCGCCGGTGACGTCGACGGCCAGACGGCCCGGCAGGGCCACGAGCATCGACCTGATATTGTAGACGAGGTCGGTCATCACAGCCTCGACGTCCTCGCTGCGGTGCATGGTGCCCTCGAGCTCGCTGAGCTGGAGGGCGGCGATGTCTGCCTTGCTGCGCTTGAGGTCTGCCTCAGCCTCCAGACGCCGGCCCTCGATCTCGCTGTCCTTCTTCGACGGCTCCCGGCCGTTGGCCTTGGCCGTCAGGTATCGGATGTACCTCTGGATCGTCGGCAGCAGGTCATAGCGGTTGGCGTTGCCTTCCTTGACTGCGGCGATGACGCCCTCATTGGTGAGCTGCTGCACTCGGCGGGGCGTCATGTCGAACAGGGCCGCGATGGTCTTGCTGTCGACGAGCTTGTTGTTGGTTGGGTTCGGCATGGCGTTCCCTCCTTTCTGCCGCTCGGGCGAAACGAAACGGCCCGAAAAAATTTTTTCCCGGCTGCGCGTTTTTTGGGCTCGCCAGCACCGCAGGCCAGAGAGGCGCGTCACAGTACCTTCGGCGCGTCGGTGCGCGCGTGGAGGCGTCTGTGAGGCGCTGTGCTGCGCTCTGTGCGCGTCTGGTGCTGTTTGGCGGGCTCGGTGCCGGGTGCCGTGGTGGGGCGCCCTGTGCGCCGCTGTGGGCTATTTCCCGATGGCTCTGTCGAGGTTGTGCTGGAGTCGCTTGGCTGTCTCGTCGTTGAGCTTTTTGTAAATGTTTGCATTGACGGTTTCATTGTCTATCATCTGCGGCACTGAGAGCGTGTGGATGGCTGTGACCGGGTATTTCCCAGCAGGTGACCTCTGGAACGGGATCATCGTTGCCGATCCACTGGCTGCCGGAACAATAAAAGGTGGCGTTCCGTACTTTCCGCGTAGCCGTTCCTTTTTCCCTTTTTTGATTTGGAGGGTTATGCTGTACTTCTTGCGGACTCGCGCCATCGCCACATTGAGGGCAGCCCCGCCTTTAGCATTTACCCCTTCGCCCGGGATTGCGCGCTTTTTGTCGGTCAGTGCCGCCGGCCTTTTGGGTGTCATCGAGAAATGCAACGGCGTGAGCGGGTTGCCTGTGTAGATTAGTGTCATCGTTTCTATGGTTTCTCCTGAAACGCGGATATTTGCGGCTTTCCTACCTTTGCCTTTTTTGGCGGGCATAATCTCGGACTTTTTGATGTTGTACTGTTTCCTAACCTCGTCAGAAATCCAGCCCGGCGCTCGTGCCTTCATATCATTGACGGTGTTCTTGATAGCTTTTTTGCCGCTGTCTTTGAGTTGCTGTACTTGCCGCATGAGACTGTCGAAGTTTTGCACCTGAAGCGTTATTGTTGATTTTCCCATTTGAAGCCTCCTTACTTGCATAGAAAAACCGCCGCAGGCCGGTTAGCCTGTGGCGGTTCGTTGAACAATATTTACTTGATCGGCTGACCTTCCAAGCTGAGGTGGTGCATCTTTCCATCTGGTGTTGTTATGGCTATGCCAGTCGGGTCGCTCACGATGGAGACATCCGAGTTATTCCCGTCGTCCGGCCACTCATATCCGAGTTTTCTTTGCCAGCCTTTTCCTGTCTCGAAGTGGACGGCTTTGACGACGACATTTTCGGTATCTCCTTCGTATGCGACGGCACAGATGTCCGTGGTCATCAGGTATGCCTCCGGCCGATCATCGCATAGGTGGCGCTGGCTGCTTTTCTCGCTGTTGATGGTGTAAAGATTGCCATCTTCAGTCAAGACATGGGCGGTGCCGCTATCTAGCACGATAGCCGACTCTATGCCTTCGTCCATCTTCTTGATTTTCAAACCTTCAGTTTGTGTTGTGAGTGCAATGCAATCGTCGGCGTTCCCATCGATGCCTGAATGAAGAAAGAAACGACCAGAGGGGGAAGTCCACGTATTGCTCGGATCGAGCCACTCCTTTCCCTTCTTGTAGAATTGTGTCGGTTCTCCTACTACATTGAGGTGGATTATCCACTCGCCGTTTTGGATCACCTTTTGTTTGCCGCCATTTGAGGTCTCTGGCTTTCGCCTGAATAGTTGTGAAAAAAGTCCCATGTTTTCGCTCCCTTCTCGATGACTATTTTAGTCATCTTTGGGATAATTGTAACATAAACAAGGGGGTTTTATCAACCATCTCTCTCCAGCGGTCTGCCGTCGGTTTCTGTTTGGTTTTCTTTTGGTTGGCCGCTCGGAATTGTCACGGCGTTGCCCGTGCGTCCTGCGGTCTTTTGCAGGATATAGAATAGCACGGGTCGCTACTGCTTTTCAATTCCTTTTACTTCCCTTTTGTTCCTTTTACTGCGTTTTACTGCCGCAGCTCAGGCAGGGGCTCCAGCTCGTCCAGCACGGCGGCGAGGTTGAGCAGGGCGCGGCCATGGATCTTGTATGTCCTGTTCTGGTAGGCGTCCACTCTGTCGACGTAGTCCAGCCGATCACCGAACAGGACGCCGCAGGTGCTCTCCCAGTCAGCCCGGTCGAAGTAGCGCAGCCGGATGACGGCGCGCTCGTCGGGGTCGGAGAGCCGGAGGATCAGGCCCTCGATGGCGTTGCGCTCCTGCTTCTCCTCAGCCTTGAGCCGGTCGATCTGTTCCTCGAGCTCCATTTTCCGCTCCACCATCATGCCGGTGCGGTCGGATGGTGTGCCGGATCCGCGTGGCATACCTGTCAGATCAGGGCCGGGCGGCGAGGCCATCGTCATCTCCATGCGGTCGAGGCGCTCGAGCTGGTTGTCGATGTCCCTCAGCATGGCGGTGTAGGCCGCGAGCCTGTCCTTGATCCGTTGCGTGATCGGCTTCTCGCTCATTATGTCAGGGCGTCACTCCTGCTCACCTCCTTCCTCGTCAGGCTCGAAGATCGCGGCGATCTCCTCGCGCGGTAGCTCTCGGCCTTGACGGACGCAGCGCACGGTTGTCTTTCCTGTTATTCTGATGTACCTCTTGACGATCACGTCCGTGAAGGCGGGCGTCAGCTCCATGATGTAGGAGGGCTGCCCGTATGCCTCGCAGGCGGCCAGCGTTGTGCCGGAGCCGCCGAAGGGATCATAGACGCCCGTGGCGAAGTCTGTGTTGTCGACCAGCTTCTCCAGCAGCTCGACGGGCTTCTGCGTGGGGTGCAGCTCATTCCCGGAGCGGGAGATGCTCAGGACGTTGCCGTAGCCCTTGTGACCGTCGAAGTGCGTGGCAGCCTTGGCGCCGAACAGAATGAGCTCATGTTGCGAGCGCCAGCCGACGCCCATGCCCGGCGTGCCCTTGTCCCATACGATCTCAGACTTGACGCCGAAGCCGGCCGCCTCGACGAGGTCGAACAGATATACCCACATACGCCAGTCGGTGAAGATGTAGGCGTAGAGGCAGGGGATGTCGGTGAGCGCGCCGCGGATCAGGTTTTGGTAGCCGCGCGTGCTGAGGATGTCGTTGGCGATCTTCGGGGCCTTGCCGTTCTTGCGCTCGGTGCCGATGCTGCCGGTCGACTTCTGCGACTCCTTGCTGCCGCCCGAGCAGTAGGGCGGGTCGGTCAGCAGGATCTCGGGTTTGTTGCCGTCGAGCAGCAGGGCGCGATCCTCCGGCCGGGTGCAGTCTCCGCAGAGGACGCGGTGCCGGCCGAGGATCCAGAGGTCGCCGTACTGCGTGACCGGCGCGGCCGGGGTCGGGATCTCGGCGTCGGGGTCGTCGCTCGGCTCCTTGGTGTGCAGCGCCTCAGAGAGGGCCGTCACGATGTTGCCGTAGTCGTCCTTGGTGTAGCCGCTGAGCATGAACGGGATCTCGCCGGTGTCGATGTCGGCGAAAACCTCGGCGAGCATCTTGTTGTCGGTGGTGGCGAGCTCCGCGATGCGGTTGTCGGCCGTCAGATCGGCCAGCTCCTCGGCCTCGCTGGCGTAGTCCTGATAGTCGACCGGGGCGTCTGTCAGGTCATCGAGCTGCGCGGCCATGAGACGGCCGTGGCCCTTGGTGACGAGCCCGCTGCGCTTGCTGACGGTGATCGGGGCGCGCCAGCCGGTCGCCCGGATAATAGAGGCGAGGAGCTTGATCTGCTCCGGCGGGTGCTGGTTGGGGTTCTTGGGGTTAGGCCGCAGATCTTTCAGCGGGACGATGGCGTCGTGTGCGCAGAACACGGGGACGCTGCCGGCGTATGCCTTCGGCGTGGCCGTGGTGCTGTACTCCTCGATCTCGGGGCCGGTCTGCGGCTGCGGTTTGTCTTTTGCCGTGTGGTTCCTCCTTTCTGAGTGTTGCAGAAGGACGGGTTACTTCTCCGGGGCACCTTCTTCGTGCGGGTGGGCCTCGGTGTTGACCGTTCTGCTCCACCAGTCTCCCGGCTTGAATGAGCTGTTCAGCCATTTGCGTATGTTAGACTCTTTGTAGCTGTTGATCCGGCGAAGCAGCCGGCGCAGTTTGTCCTCCTCGATCTCGGCTGTGCTGCGGCCGAAGATGATGCGGAGCTGGTCGAGCATGATCTGGACGTCAGCCAGCTCCTCGACCGCGTTCTCGAGTGCGGCCTTGGCCTCCGCGGCGCAGCTCACGCGCTTCACCTTGCAGAGGGCTTTGGTCAGCTCGGCCATCTCCTCGACGGCCATGTCCATTTGTGCCGGCGCGCCGTAGGTCGTGATCGCACGATCCAGAATACTCCAGCGTTCCTCTGTGGTCATCACGGGCGGCCTCCCTTCGTCAGCTCTCTGACCAGTACGACCACGAGCACGATCACGATGATGGCGATGGTGATGGCGGTCGGGATCCAGATGGGGGCCAGTACCCACAGCCAGCTCCCCTTGAGGACGCCGGTGAGTTTCAGGACGATGAGGGTGATGTCAAAAAGGCCACAGAGGGTCATCCAGACGGCCGCCGTGTTGTTTCTTTCGTTGTTCATGTATTACCTCCAGTATTATTTGCCGAGCCCCTTCAGCGCGCAGGCTGTGCAGGCGGTTCGGACGTCGGGCTCCAGTGCAAGGATCCGGCGGGCCGTGTCTGTCTGCCAGCACTCAGCGCCACAGACGGGGCAGGTGGTGAGCTGCCAGTCGTCCGTCGGAGGCTCCGGGACGTTATCGCGCAACGGCATGGTGAGGATCCCGCCGTCTCCGGGCTGGTGGGGCGAGAGGATGGGCTTAGGCTCGTCGGGGATCATGGTGTCGAGGAGCTCGTTGTACTTCTTGAATATGGCCTCCGACGCTGCGCTCCAGCTCTCGCCGTGCTCTGTGTCCTCCGGGGTTGCGACGTGGGCCAACTCGTGCGCCAGCAGCTCAGGGGCGGCGCTGATGGGCGCCTCGGCCGAGATGCAGACGATCGGCGTGCTGCCGTCGTCGGGAAAGATGGTCAGGCCGTAGGCGGTGCCGTTGGTCTCGTCCCGCAGGTCGGGGACGTACTGCGCGACGTACTCGACGCCGGGGTAGAGCTCAGAGAAGGCCCGGGCCACGATTGCTGTCGGGTCGTTGATGAAGGGCGAGGCCATCGGGCCGATCTTCTCGTACTGCTTCAGGGCCGTGTAGGTCTCGCGCAGCATGGCCCGCACTTCGTCCTTCTTGATGCCGTTGATGGTAGGCCCGTTCAGGATCAGGTCGAGCATCCTGTCGCTCCAGTCCTGCATCAGGTGGGTCTCCGGCATACCGCAGCCGAAGGGCACGACGTCGACCTTCTCACGGGTGAGGGTTTCGTATTCTTTCACGGTGCTGCTCCTTTCAGAAAAGCCGAGCGGGCCGGAGCCCGCCCGGCGCTCCATTTACTGCATGACGACGACCTTGCCGGCGTCGATCAGATCGCCCATGTTCTTCAGGAAGTAGTCGGCGATGTTCTTCTTTGCCTCGAGTTTCCAGATGCCGCCGTCAGCCTCGAAGAAGCCGATCCCATCGTTGGGATCCACGCGCAGCAGGAACTCGCTCTCGGGCTGCTCCACCTCGAGGAAGGTGCGGAACGGCCGCAGCATGACGCGGGGCTTGATCTCGACGACCGCGTTGAGGGCGACGCCCTGACGTGCCTCGACGGTCTGCGTGACGCCGTTGTCGTTGGTGCTGACGCTGTTCTCGTTGGTCATGCGACTCAGCAGGTCGAGCAGGTAGGCCGTGCCCTCGTTAGGGATGCAGAGGCTCCGCAGCTCGATCAGAGCTACCTCGCGTCCTCTGAAGCCGGTGCGCAGGCCCGGGGCGTCAGCCTTGGCGCGGTAGAGCGTGTTGCGGGAGAAGTCGCTCAGATAGGTGGTCATCACCTCGACGGTGTCGTTGCTCTTGACCTGCACCATGATGGTCGTGCCGACCTTCTCGAGCTCGGTGCGGATCAGCTTGCAGATGCTATCGAGGCCGCTGACGCTGATGCAGTCAGGGCGGTCGACGTGCGGCGGGATGCGGGTGAGTGATGCGTCGGCGTAGGTCTGGCCGTCAATCTCGAAGATCTTGGTCTCCTTCAGGCTGACGATTTTGTCGATCATTTTTGCGAGCATTGTGTTGTCCTCCTTGTTCTGTGTTGTGGGTGTTTATCCGTGCTGGACGAGCTTCAGGAGCTTCGGGGCCTCCTGCTGCGTGCCGTCCATGTTCATTTGACCGGGCACCTGCGGCACCATCTCGGCGACGACGAGCTCGCCGTTGCCGTCAGAGGTGACATAGAGGGCCGTGGCGACGGGGTTGGTGGCCGCGAGCGTAGACTTGGCCGTCACGGAGACGCCGATGGTGCGGCGTTCGTCGTCCGGGGTCAGCTCGATGGTGAGGGTGATCTTGCGCTTGGCCGTGGCCTTCGTGTTGGGGTCGAGTATGTTCTGGATCACCTTGTCCATCTCATAGTCGACGCGCTCCTCGAAGGCGCCGCGGGCCATCGACATGATGCTGTCGCGCTGGTTCTGTTCGTTCATGGGGTTTCTCCTTTCTCTCAGGTGGCCGATCCGAACGTCATCTGCTCGGCCTCGGTCGGGTTGTCTGCGTAGGCTGCGGCCGTCTGGCCTGTGGGGCCTGAAGGCTCTGCTCTGGCCCATACGGCCTCGGTAGCGTCTGAGCGGGTGGCCTTGCGGCGGCCGACCGTTGTGAGGATCCCGATCTCCTTCAGCTCCGTTAGCCGCGGGGCGACGTAGTTGCGGTTGAAGTACGGGATCCGGCCGGCTGCGACGAGCTCCTCGGTGATCTCGCTGGCCGTGAGCTCCCGGTTGCCGAGGGTCTCGAGGATCAGGCGGCAGCGGGCGGCCCGCTTGGGTAGTACGGCGTCATAGCTGCGGCGCCGGGTCTCTTTGGTTGTCTGGTTCATGCGGTTCCTCCTTTCCCTCCCCCCCCCCCCCCCCC